GGATCTTGGCGAGCTTGTCGGCTTCCGGAGCCGTCATCACGAGCGGCGTATCGACGGCGAGAACCTGCTGGGAGCCCGGCACCTGGCGGCTAAAAGTCTGCTTGCCGTTCTCGTAGAGCCGGTTGTAATCGAAATAGGTGACTTCGACGGTGCGGGGAATATCGAGCGCCAGCCCGCGCGTCGCATCGAGCTGCTCGGGCGCTTCGCCGCCCTCCTCATATGCCGCCAGATCTAAGGCGTTGATGAGTCCGTAGGTGGTCTGCGGGCGCTTGACGCCCTTGATCTGGCCGTCGACATCAACGAAGTCGCACCAGAAATCGCGCGCGAGCTCTTCGAGAGCGACGCGCGGGGCCTGCTGCTTGTTGATGACCATCCCGCGCACCGGGTCGGTACACTGCGTCAGATTGAGGGAGGCCGATGTGAGCCCGACGAGCGCGCACTCGGCCGTCACCACATCGGCGACCGCCACGGTGCCCTGGACCACCTCGAAGGTAAAAGTGGGAATGCGGTCGCCGAAGCGGTCGAGGTTCAGATCCTTGAAGACGACGTAGCAGTAACCGCGATGCGCCGAAACGTTTCCGACGCCCTTATCGGCCACGATCCAGCTATTGGGCATCTGGAGCTCGTCGCCGATGTAGATCGAAAGGCCCGGGTTGCCGTTATTGGTGAGCGTCGTCGTGACGGCGCCCAGGGTCGCCGAGTTGTAGATCAGGTCGGTGTCAGCCCAGATGCGCGTGATCCCCTGGACGGGGCCGGCGCAGACGAGCAAGGCGCACGAGACCGTATAGCTATGCGTCGTCACATCCGGCCCACGGCGCTTTCCGCCTCCCGTATGCTGCGTCGTGACGTGATCGACTAGTCCCGTGCCGGCCTCCCAGATCAGCGTGCCGGCGGTGCGAAAAGTGCCGTAGCCGCGCGTAATCGGCGTCCCGTACTCGGAGGACTGGATGCGCGTGTCCTGCTTATTACGCTCGATGCCGGGCGGCTTGGGCTGGAGCGCCGAGATGAGGAGCGAGGCGCCCAGGCTGATCGCCGTCGAGATCGCGATGGGAATCAGAACCGCCATTAGTCGGTCACACCTCGGAATCGGTAAGCGCCGATGATGGCTTCCTCCCATTCGGCGTCGATGTTGTGCTCACAGACTTTGCGGATCGAAAGGCCGGGAAAGACCTGGATCATGCCGTCATCGGTCTTGATCGCGAGATGCTGCGGCGCCGGCCCGCGCTCGGGATGGCACAGGACGAGCACGTCGCCCGGCCGCGCTTCTGAGAGTGGGATGGGGTCGCCGTAGGCGAGGACCAGCTCAAAAAGCTCGGGGTCGGGCCGCGGGTTATAGAGCGGGAGTTCGAGCGAGGCGGGCAGGCATCCGGCGCGCTTTCCCACCTGGACGATGAAATTGGCGCAATCGATGCCATCGAGCGAGGCGCCGCGGTGGCGATACGGCGTGCCCTGGTACTCACGGGCGATCTTGAGAATTTCAGCGCGTGTCGGCATAGGGTTAAGGAATGCGGAGCATTTCGGTGGTGCCGGGCAGCCAGTCTTCGGCCCGGCGGTTGAGCACGTTCTGGACGTAGAGGCAGCGCGCGAAGGTCTTATTGCACCCGAAGCGGACCTGGAACGTATCGTTCTGGGTGATGGGGTTGCGCATCTGATCGACGAGCGTGATGGTATGGACGGCTCCGGCCATCGTGTGAATGCGCACTTCCACGGAGAGGCCGGCATTAAGACCGGTCTGCCAGGTCAGGACGGCATTCTCGAAGTAGTTCGAGGGCACGCCCGGATCGGAAGGGATGACGGCGGTAAAGAGCGCGTTGGAGGTCGGCGTGGCGTTGACTGTGACGCCGCTATAGGAATAGGGAATCCCGAGCGTCGGGTGGTTGCCGGCCGGGTTGAGTTTGCACCTCGAATCGAAGGCTTCGGCGCGACACTTCGAGGAGGTCGTCTCGCCCACCACCTGCTGAATGATCTGCCCCAGAGAGCGCAGTTCCATCTTCCAGGCCATCTGGATCGCTTCGACTTCGCCGATCTGGCCGGTGAGGAGCGAAATCTTCCCGCCGGCGGTGTTCGTGTAATCGATGAGGAAGATCTCGAATGTGGCGCCGTCGTAGCGACCCCCCAGCAGATCGGATTCGGTGACGCCGCTCGCGTCAAAGGCGCCGTTGAGCTCAAGATTGTCGACGGCCAGGCCGGCCTGGGCGGCGAGGATCGTCGCCTGGACGCCCGGATAGCTCAGATAGGTCACTCCACTGAAGACGATATCGCTCGTGTGCTCGGTAAAGCCGAGCGGGCTGCCCACCACGGGCGTGACGGTGACGCAGCCACAGAGAGTGGTCGCGTCCGCCTGTGTCGAGGCTTGCAGCGCCGCCGTGATCTGGCGGCTTCCGCCCAAACTGCTCACTAGCGCCTCACCTCCTTCACCGGAATCGATCCCCAGTCCCACAGCTTGTCGGAGACGGGGCTGGCCGAGATTTTGTCGACGTCAAAACGGACGGGCACGTCGAACTCGCCCCACCACTGGAGCGTGTCGCCGGGCTGCGGCGCGAAGTTGGCGACATTCGTGATCAGTCCGGTCGTATAGTCGAGGGCGGCGATGATGCCGGAACTTCCATACTGCTGGCCCCCGTACGGCGTCTCGCCGTAGAGCGGCGCCTCGCCGAAGGAGCCCGCTCCGGGCGATTGCAGGTCGACCGGCGTGCCGTTCCACTGCAGCGAGACGGTGCCGAGCACGGGTTTGACGATCGTGCGATAGAAGGTGAGCGTCTGGCCCGCCATGTAGGCTTTGCGGAGTTGCCAACTGGGTCCGCCCCCGCTCGTGTCGATGCTCTCGCCGAACGCCTGAAAGTCGAGGAAATCTTTGAACCGCCAGCCGATCAGACGCCCCTGGACGGCCGTGTGAAAGGCCATCACCGTAAAGAGATCGGCGGTGGTCCGAATGCCGCGCGCGGCATCCCAACTCCGGAGCGGAGCGGCCCAGCGGGCGTTGCGCTGCTCGTAGCCGCCGCCCGAAATGACGATCCGGGTATTCCACTCCGGGCCGCCATTGGCGGTGCGGTAGGCGATAGCGTCTGGTAGCCGCTCTTCGATGAAGCTGGGGAGGCTCATAGATTACGTGAGGCGCGCCGGAGACCATTAGCCAACTGCGCGTGGATCTGGTCCTGCGAGAACATGAATGAACGCGCGTCGGGAGTCGAGACGTTGAGGATGACCTGGATCGGGCGCGCCGCTGCCCCGTCTGTTCCGCTCCGGGAGAGTGCGGAACGCAGGTCCCCGTTGGACATGACTGAGCCGGGTGAGCGCGGGAAGAGGAGCTCGGGGCCGCGCTCGCCGACGAGGATCGGCAGTCCGCCCATAAAGTCGCCGCCCGAGGCAAACGCGCCGCCGAAGTCGCCACCGGCGCCGAGGAAATCGCTCGACTGGCCGAAGATGTCCGATCCGCCCATCCCGGTGAAAATGTCGCCGGCCGATTGGAAACCGCCATCAGCGCCGCCCGATGCATCCCCGCCGTTAAAAAAGCCATCAAGCAGCCCGAAGAGGCCGCCGCCGCCCGAACCACCGCCACCACCGCCCCCGGCCGAGGCCTGCAACGAATAGGTCAATTGCTCAAGGGCGATCGTGTTGGCTTGCAGCGAGTAATCGACCGTTCCGAGGGCCGTGTTCACGGTCGAAAGCGCCGTCGTGTTCAAACCCGTCGTGCTGGTGTTAGTGGTCGTCGCAGTAGTGTTGGCAGTCTCGGCCGGATCAGCTCCGTTCGTCTGATCCGCGCTCGCCGGCAGCATCGCGCCGAAGATGCCGCCGAACAGGCTATCCATCCCGTCGAGTAAGGGCGCGAGGAGCCCTCCCGTCCGATTTCCCTGCTGGTCGGGCGTCCCGAAGAGAAGATTCTCCAGATTCGTCTGGGCGATCTTCTGGATGGTTTGCAGGAATGAGGTCCCGAAGTCCTGAAGCATCGCTTTCCAGCCTTTGGAGATGTTCTGAAACATCCCCATAAAGCCTTTTTCGAAAGCCTGATCGATCTCATCGATTTCGTTCTGAACGGTCGCCTCATCAAAGAGCGGTTGGGCGGATGGAGCGGGGTGCGCAGGGTCATATGGCACGAGGGGACCGGCCTTTTTGCCGTTCGGGAGCTTGCTTCCATCTTTGATCTTGAGCGCCTCCTGGATGGCTGGCCCGTCCAGCACCATCCCGTACTCTTTGGCGTGCTCGGTGATCTTTTTCCAGAACTCCTCTGAATCGAGCAGCAGCGCGTTCATGTGGGCGATATAATTATCATTGGCTGAAAGTGTGACGCCGTGCTGCTGTAAGAGCTCGTCCAGTTTCTCGGAATTGGTGAGGTGCTTCTGGAACTTCCGGTCCATCTCCTCAAGGAAATTGTCCAACCGATTCTGGTTATCCTGATCGATCTTGGCCTGGTCTTTTTTCGCTTGCAGGGCGGCGTTGGCGATGTCGTATGCGCGCGCCGCATCAATGAGCATCGTCTTCTGATACTCCGGCAATTTTCGCCACTGCTCATCGGCCAGCTTGAGCTGTTCGTTCCACGCTTTGGTCGAAGTGTCGATCCCGTCGAGCTGCG